GATAATAATTATAATAATATATTAGTTCTTGAAGATGATTTTATATTTTCTGATAATATAAAAAATAAAAATCATATTAATAATATTAATACATTCTTATTTAAAAAAAAGGGGGGCGATTTTATATATCAACTTGGTGGAAGAGCATTTATATTATTTCCAGCAGGAAATTCTACATATTTAACTCTTAGTCTTTTGGGGCACGCAAATATTTTTTCTAAAGTTTCACAAAATCGTTTAATTAATGATTATTATAATGGTAAAATTGCTAGTTATAATCATATTGCAGGACTTGATTCGTGTATACTCTATCAAAGTATATTTTTATTAAATTTATATATATATGATATACCATTAGTTTATCAAACATTTCCTATTACCGATAATCAAAATGAGTGGTATTCTAATGATGCTTTATCTAAAATTCTTAAATATCTTGATTTATCATATATAAAATTAACGAATTTAGATAAAATACCTGAACCAGGATTCAGTGGATTTTATATAATTGCAAAAATAGTATCATTATTATTATTTATAGTTATTATATATATTATATATAAAATATTATTTTACTTAAAATTATTTAAGTATATATCTAAACTATTTAAAGTCTATCGTTTTAAAGGATAATTATATATTGAAGCTATTAATACTAATTTTAATCACCCGACTAATATATTAAATTAAATACAAAGTGTTCATTATTAAATATATTATATAACTAGATATGGAAGAGAATAAATGTTATACATATAAAAAATATATACATACTGATGGATTACTATCAAATAGTGTCGATGCAACATATATACTACATCTTGATGGCAATGGTAGGTTACCTGATATAGAAAGACAAATATCTGAATATCATATAACTAATATAGTTTATTTAGTTATAAACAAAGGTTTTAAAAAATGTAAGAAAATACTAAGAAAAGAAATCCCTGCTCAAGATTTATTGCATGCAAATATTGCTATATTTGAGCATGCAAAAATAAATTCATATTCTAATATTTTAGTGCTTGAAGATGATTTTATTTTTGACTCTAAAATAACAAATAAAACTCATATTAATAATATAAATACTTTTATAAAATCTAAAAATAATACTGATTTTTTACTACAACTTGGAACTTTTCCAATAGCAATATTTCCTTATAATTCATATATTAACTATACTATTAGCTTTGGGTGTCATGCAAATATATATTCAGAGACATATCGTAATAAAATAATAAATATTATTAAACAGCATGAAAGTATTATTTGGGATTGGGATGTCTTAAATAATAGCTATGGTTGTCTATTAGGTAAATTTGCATATTATACACCTCTTTGCTATCAATTGTGCCCTATGACTGATAATAGAAAAGACTAGGATAATTATATTCTTTCAATATATATAAGTACATTTAAGATAGATACTGATTATGAACCAGGTACATCAAATATTTATTTTTTAAGTATGATATTAAGTTTCTGTTTATTTAATATATTCTTGTTTATTATAGTGTACATTTGTATACTTATATATAAAGTTATAGTAAAAAATACTATTAAATCAAAGAGAAGGAAATAAATTTTCTATATACTCTATAGTAATCTTAACTATGAAACTCCCAAAAATAATATATAACCCAATATTTATTGGAGTTTTTGCCCTAATACTTATAATTGCTGGTTTTGTTGCATACTTTCTCTACCGTACAACCTTCTACGTAAATTATCTTAAAAATTGTCCTAGCGAGCCAACTGAAAATTTCTGTTACATAAAAGTATTTGACCTTCCCCTTCCGAAGGATTATGTTGCACCCCTCCTCTTAATTTCTCAGGAGGAGGGAAAACGAATTGAAATTATCAAGAAGCGCCAGAAGGCTGTACCACTGCGTAAACTTAATGAGCGCTTTCCAGAAATTGTAGAATGGTATAAAAATCTTCCGCCAATAATCTCCGAGGTAATTGGTACGCAGGTGCAAATTACTCCTCTTGATCAGCCAAATTCGCTAAGTCTTGTTGTATATGAAAAGGAGGGTGACTTTATTGACTGGCATTTTGACACAAATCACTATAATGGTCGCTACTTCACCCTCTTAGTACCTGTTTCTATGGAACAGACCTGTGGAAATTATCAATACAAGGATGCTAAAGGACAGGTTCAGACGCTCGAACTAGAAAAGGGCCAAGCAATTCTTTTTGAAGGTGATAAGGTCTTTCATCGGGGCAAGGAGCTCTGTCGGGATCAACGTAGAGTTGTATTATCGCTAACATTTACAACTTCACAGGATATTCCTCATCATGAAATGATTATTAATAAGGTGAAGAACTGGGGTATTTTTGGAGAATAAATAGTGGAATATGAAATAGACATGAATATAATAAAGCGTATTGACGTAAAACAAACATATAGTGATATTGTTATTCATAATGGTACAATATACCTTTCCGGGCAGGTTCCTTGGATTAGTGCTGGAAAATCTATTCAAGAGCAATCTAATGAAGTCTTTAATCATATTGATGATCGTCTTAAAGATGCAGGCTCAGATAAGGCGCATATTCTTTCAATGCAGGTCTTTCTAAAGAACCCTGAAGATTATCCCAAATTTAATGAAGTATTTATTGCATGGATACCTACAGGCTGTGCTCCATCACGGAACACAATTTGCGGAATACAATTTCCTACTGCAAGTTGGGACCTTGAAATTGTAGTTGTTGCAGCTGTCATCTAAAGTAACTCAGCTTCTAGAATCTAGAATGAAAGTTGCCTTAATTACTGGTGCGTCTAGTGGAATTGGCAAGGAAATTGCCTTACGTCTTCTTGCTGATGGTTACTCTGTAGCAGTTACGGGGCGCTCTATGACACGTCTAAAGGAAGCCTATAAGGCTGTAGCAACGGGTCTTGTTTACTTAATTGATGTTGATGCTACAGAGCCTGAATCATATAAAGAATGTGTTCAAAAAACTATTGATAACTATGGTCGCCTTGACCTTCTTGTAAATAATGTTGGTGGGGCAACCTTTGGACAAACTCTTCAGGCCACCACTCTTAATGACTGGAATGCATCTTTTTCACTAAATATTACATCAGTATTTTTCACATCTCAGGCTGCTCTTCCCTATCTTACAGAATCCAAGGGAACAATTATTAATTTCTCATCAGTTCTTGCATCTAGACCTGTAGTTGGCCTTGGACCCTATAGTGCATCAAAGGCTGCAGTAGAAATGCTTACAAAGTCTCTGGCTCTTGAACTTGCGCCTGCAGGAATTCGTGTACTCTGTATTTCTCCTGCAACTATTCAAACAGGCTTTCATACCTCTGCTGGAATGTCACAAGGGGCGGCGGATGCCTATTATACTGCATCTGCAACTACACATCCTATTGGGCGTATTGGACAGCCAAGTGATATTTCAGAGCTTGTTGTCTTTCTTGCAGATAGTTCCAAAGCTGGTTTTATGACTGGCTCCGTTATTCATGTTGATGGGGGTCGTCTTCTTACGTCATCTGCAGTGTCTCTTGGAAAGACTTAACTAAGCAGAGCAACACGTATATGAATTACCTGCCACAGGATTACCTACACAACCTCCTGTCTGGTACTTACATACATTATCTGTAAAGTAGTAGTTATTAGTGCCGAGCTGGTTTGCACAATAATTACACATCCACTGACATCCTGTTCCTGCACTTATAGAAAACTGTACACAGTTATTGGGAGATGAGGCGCCAAAAGATGCAAATGCTAGAAGTGTAAGAAGAGCCTTGAACATTATATTTTAATATGTGAGTTATTCTTTATATCACTTATTAAAATCCTAGTCTTTAATTATATGTTTTCCTGTTGCTATTCAAATGCAATTTTAACAAGTGTTATACCTCCTGTGCCACTTAATGATCCTCCGCCAGGACCAGTGCCTAATATACCATTACCAAAAGTTCAACCGCCTACTCCAAATTTAACCCCAAGTGAAATTGTTAAAATTCAAGCAAATTTAGTAACAGTGAAAGGTTTTGTAAAGGATCTATGGTTGCAACAGGGTTTAATTATTAATGAAGTTTGGGCACAGCTTCAATCTCAAGCAGATATATCAAGGCGTAGTATTGATAATTCAATAAAGAGCACACTTGAAAATTTTTTGGCGGCATCAGTATTTATTGATGGAATTGCTGCTTTAATACCCGGACCTCAGGAATTGATATTTGGTGCTGTAGCAATAATATTGAGTTCAGTATCATCATTATTAAGTACAAATGGCTCTGATATGTCAAGTGTTACTGGTGGGGCTGATATAAGCAATTATATAGCATCTCAGTCTGAAAATAATAATTCGCATTATTATGCATTAGTTCAAATAATAGATTACATGCACGATCATCCAAATGATTGTAGGGATTATATATTTACAATAAAAGCTACTGATAAAACTGCAACATTAAGAACATTAATAGATAATATATTTCCTACAGGAACATATTATGATAATTGGCTTCGTTTAGCTGGAAGAATGTATCGTCGTTCAATTGTACTACCTGAAATGGCTAAACCTAAAAATCAATTCTTAGATTTATATTTCGTTCATGATAAAGTTAATGGATACTGTTTTGGTTATGTTTATCAACCATGTGCTATAGATCCAAGAGTTGGAACTGAACGATTAAAATTATTAGATCATGATAATGCTGGAACAAATGCTGTAATATGGTCAAACGAAGAAATTATAGCATATCATCCTGAATATGGACTTGTAAATCAAAAGGGTACATCTGATACCGACTATGCAAAGAGTTATATAGAGGCAACTGGTAAATTTATTGCGCAATTTCCTAGTGCATATGTATTTCCTTGGGCAATGACTCATGATAAAGTATATGCGCAAAAATATTTTATTATGGAAGGTTTTGGAAAATTAAAAGATGGTGAGCATATTTCATATACATTATGCAATGGTCATTTTTTAAGTTGGCTTTTTATCGATGATGGTATAGGAAATATTACAAATGTAGATGGTGTTGCATTTAGATATGAGGTTTTAAGAAGTGGATTAATAGGCATTCCACCCGATATTTTCATGCATGGACACCAAATTTCAGATGGCATTTTAGATTTTCACGAAGACTGGACAGATACAAGTATGAATTATATTTATGGCCCTGCAAGCAGTAAAGACACCAATCAACAATTTCACGTATATACTGGTGATTTATTACTAAAGAATCTTCCTCAATAGCCACTATAACTCTCTAACAAATAAATAATGCCCCTTAGATAAAATATAATTCTTTGCCTTACATTCATGTATATCTTCACCACATAACATTATTATTTCATCGCCCCTATATATCTTAGAGACTAAATCATAGTATGGTAAGCCTCTGTGATATGAACCATAAATTACAAGATCGTATTTTTTCATTCTAATATCTTCTTCAATAGTCTTATCTAAATTATAGTCATGTAGCCCAGGATCAAGTATATTTGAATAACTCATACCCATACCATATAGCAATGTATAATCAATTGCTTCATTCATATACATATGACCTACTCTAGGATAGTCATGGCATTTTGCGCCAAATAACTCTTTAAACCCATGTAGGGTTAGGCATCTTAAATAGTCTGGATTTAATGAACCAGATAAAAATAGTACATTTGACACATTTAGTTTATTGGATTTTTCTAGAATATATTTTGCAATCTTAGACGTAGTTAAATGCATTTTTAAATACGCTAATAATTTATTAGCAAGTTCAATATATTCTTGTAGATCAGTTTCAGTAATTTTTGATAAAAGAAGGCGTTCATATAGAGCATTTCCTTGTTTTAACAGATCTTTTGGAAGAAGTGCCATTGTATCTTTGGGGCATAATTCTAAATCGGCAAAGTATGGGATACATCCATTTGCTATAATTTCGTAGTGGCGCATGCAGTCCCATCCAGACTTTTTACAGGTCTTGGCAAACATTGAGGACTTATATTCATTATAGTAGTCTTCTTCACTTCTAAATATATAAGTACTGCCATCTCCTGGAATTATACTTGAGAGTAATTTCTTCTTCTCTGGAATTCTGGAAATTATTTTGCATTCTGGAATTGAAAAAGTAATTGGGTGCAAATTATTTGGAACAGAATCTATAAATACTTCTTTAAAGATTTTCATCACCGGTTCTGGCATATAATCTCTATACATATTCCAGTCCTTTTTTGCATTTTCTTCTCTGTTAAATCTGGTAAGAATTTCTTCCAAATTATTTTCATTATACCAAAATGCATTTTCTTTAAGTAGGGCCACATGTGCTAAATTTGGTCCTACTTTTGTACAAATAATTGGCTTATTTTTTATTGAAAATTCGCCGATGGCTAAACCAAATGTTTCACCATCTTTTCGTGCCCATATCATTGCATCACATGTATTAATAAATCTTACCTTCTTATCAAGATCTATAATTGCATCTATATGTATTATATTTGGTAAATCATCACAAAATTTATTAGTATTTGCAAATAAGAAATATATATTTGGATTGTTTTTAGCAACTCTATATATAATTTTATGGACATATTCAATATTAAATTCACCAGTCCCTCCATACCATCCATAGACTATTGTATTTTCCGGTATATTTAACTCTTGATGCATTGTTTCTGCATGATCCGGTAAATTAATCATATGTGGTACAACAGGATAACGATTATTATTATTTTTAACCCAAGGTGCAATTGATGTATATACATTTCCAAAAGGAGTATCCATACAATAAAATACACAATGAATACATACCTTGGCCTCTCTAGGCACTTGAATAGGAGTTCCATATAAGATCATGTAGATTATATCACATTTTTCTAAGAGAAGAATACTATCAATTTCATGCACATTTGTATCTGATGAAATTCCAAAGACTTTAAATCGTTTTTGGAATTTCTTTATTGCATTTGTATTGTTCCACGGATGGTTCCTATTATAAATTATAATTGATTTATTATTTAGTATGCTCTCATTATAGTGTGCATAGTCATAAAGGGCAACCTCAGTCCCTCTTTCTCCAAGTTGGTTACTGTAAAATGCAATTTTCTTCGACATCACTGAATGATTTGGAGTATTTTCTTAAGGTAATATAAAGATAAAATATCTATTATAACAGATGTATAAATTTACAGATAAATATGTATGTTTAGTACTAACGTGTAACAAATCACCATATAAGGAAAAACTTGCATCAAATCAGCATATTTATAGACAAGTGAAACATGCAGGATTTGAAGTATGTTTTCTTTATGCAGATCCAACTCTTACTGAATCAAGTATTACAGTAAATGAAGATGATACCTATAGTTTAACTGTTCCAACACAAGAAGAATATACTAATCTAGCTGTTAAAATGCATATGGCCTACTGTTTCTTTAATTCATTAGCTATAAAAGGTATTCTAAAGATTGATGACGATGTATATTATATTGATGATGAATGTCTTGAGTTAGATTATTATAGATGTGATTATTTAGGAATTTATGAAATAGAATTTAAATATCTTAATACTGATACTCATAAAAGATATAGAAAAGATAACTTTAAAGACTATACTATTAATTATACAGATAAAGATATTAATATGAACATAAATTTTTATCCTGGGCATTTTTATTGGATTTCAAAAAAGACACTAGACTATATTTCTAAATCAACCTGGAATCCACAAATATTAGGTGCATCTGAGGATGCCTTTGTAGGGTTAACTCTTGCTAATAAAGCCGATATCAAATATATTGTATATCGTTGGAGGGCTATGGATAATATTAAACTTCTTAATTAGTTATGATAGACTTAACTATTTATTTACTTTGCTACAATGAAGAAGTTTTACTTCCTCATACTCTAAAGCATTATAAGAGTCGCTTTCCGAATGCAACATTTGTTATTATTGATAATGAAAGTACTGACAACAGTGTAGAAATTGCTAAAAATGCTGGGTGTGAAATTTATACATGGCAAACAAATAATATTGCAAACATTATTGAAAATCTCAAATTAAAGGATAGCATTTGGAAGACTGCAAAAACAGATTGGGTTCTTATTGCAGATATGGATGAGTGGCTTGAAATTACTGAAGAACAATTGGCACAAGAAGATGCAAAGGGTATAACAATTCTTCGCACTCGTGGTGTCCAAATTGTTGCAGAAAGCCAATCACTTCTGTTAGATGATATTGATTTACATGCACTCCGAGATGGGTTCTTAGATAATGCCTTTGATAAGTCGCTGTGTTTTAAACGAAGTGAAATAACCGACATTAATTATACACGTGGTGCACATAAATCTAATCCAAAGGGAAAGGTTGTCTTCCAGAAAGTCTCATATATTATGAAACACATGAACTTTTTGGGATTGCCTTGGTATACACAAAAGATGAAGGCACGGTATCTTAGAACTGATTTCAATCGTAATAGATTACGCTGTAGTGGTCATTATACAAATAGCGATGCTGTCATTTTAGAGAAATTTAATAGAGTACTAATTGCAAAAAAACAGAACCTATTTTAGTCTATTATTTATTATATACATCCAGTATGATAAATTTAATTTACTATAGTCAAATTTAGTTTGTTTGAAACTAATAATTATTTCTTCTAAAAGATCATGGGTTACTTCAAACCAATCATTTACAATAAGTACTGGTAAGTTCTTATATAAATTATCTATAGGCGATGTTTTAACAATAGGAATACATCCTAGGCAAAGAGCCTCCCATGTTCTATGGCAGTCAAGGCCATTTCCGTGTGGGGATAAGACAAAGGCGTATTGTACCTGATTTTGCCAAGACTGTACTCTTTCTATTTGTTTTGGTTCATAATATACAAGTTCCCCTGGTACTTCTTTTATTGCATCATCTCTGTCATAAGTAAATTTATTAGATTTACTTTTATTAAAGTGAAAGTTTGAATAGCACATAATTTTTCTTAGATAAAAAGGTTTGGAATTATTTTTAATAGATATAAGTGTGTCTTCTTGTGTCTTTGGGCTCTGCTTTTTACCCCAAAACATTGATTTTTTTGCAAGAGTATGATAGTCTAGTCCAACTGGAATTGGTATTAGTTTGGGATGAACTAATACACAATTCTGAGTGAACCAACAAATTATTTTATCAGACTCTATAAATT